TCAGGGAGTGAGTGTAAGGCTTCGAATCCAGCTTTGATATGTGGTGTCCATCCGGGTATGAAGACTGCCACCGCCGGAACCAACAGGCATATTAAAATTAGTTCGTCTTTCCAGCTCCCTTTCATTTGATCAACAGCAGAAGCCTCCCAACCAATTTTTCCGGCGATCTGCTGTTCTTTGAGAGACTTCTGTGCTTTTATTTCCGTTAATGCTAATTCAGCTTTTGCCTTTTTAGTTTCGACAAAACCTTTGACCGCATTACCGACTAAGTTTGAGAGGGGACCTACTAAAAGATTAAACATTAGTGACTATTAAGTAGATAACAACAACAGCTGCTCCACCAACTAACATCTTTCCTTTTTTATTTAAGTTGTCCCATTTAGTTTTTAGGGATTTAATCATTTCCATTAGAATACTCCTTTAAATGGTTTCTTCTTTACTTGCACTGCTTTTTGACCTTGAGTCTTAGACTTTGCAGGGTCAACCACAGGTGACTTGTAAGGAACTTTTTTACCGTCAATAACAGTATTATTATCTGTAGCTTTGTCCATTACTTTTTCCCCTTCCTTGCTGTTTGTGCTGCTCTTCTAAAGTTAGCTGCAGTGGGTGCACCCTTGGCACCTTTCTTACGCATTTTACCACCACGCTTTCTTTTAGCATGTATATTTGCGTATAAACCTGGTCTAGCCATTACTTTTTCTTTTTAATCAAAGGACTTGTGCCTTTAATCTGAGCACCACATTTAATTTGTCCACCGCTTTTTATATCAAATACCTCGAGGCTCTCTCTAACAGCTTTTGTTTCTGGACGTTGAAACCTTGAGTCAGGACGTATGCTTTCTGGAGGAATTGGTTTCTTATAAATTCTCTCCATTAAGTCTATCATTCGTTGAGTATCTTTTAGAGCGTTCTCTTCGTCTTCTTGAAACTTTTTATCTAAATCTTTTTGATTTTTCTTTTCTCTTTTTGCCTGGTCTTTTGCTAATTGTTGTACTGCCATTACTTTTTCTTTTTTAATCTTTCGCCTGTTTTTCTACCGAGGTTTCCTAAACCTAAAGTTGGAATATCTATTATGGCTTTGAGTCCAGACGTTTGAACTTTTCTACTCAACAAAGGACTTGTGCCTTTCATCTGAGCACCTAACCTTGCTTTTTTAATGACACCACGACCAATGAGAATATCTTTTTTAGTAACTTTGCCATCACCGTCTAAATCTGGAAAACTTTTCTTTTTCTTCTTTTTTTTAGGTGCTCCACCTTTTTTTAAACCCTGTGCTTTTAGTTTAGCGGTAGCCTCTGCAAGTCCACCTGCTTTTTTATTTGTAGGTTTTTTACCTGCATCTATCAAATCGAGATCTTTAATTCTGTTTGCCAAAGTTTCTGGAGAAATGTTTCCTGCGGCCTGAGCTTTTTTTAAAATACTTTCAATAAGCGGTCTAAGTGAAGATGATAATCTTTTTGGTTCAGTCATACGAAAAAATTACATTATTTTTGTTCTAATGCAAGTGCTCCCTTTTAAAGTTTGGGTCCATATTCATCTTCGCCCACTCAAATAATGCATCAGCTTCATCTTTGTTTAGGTACAACATGTAGAGTTGTCGGACTATTGATAGATATGCACTAGCAACAATCAACGGATCGAACTCTTCTGTGATGTATTGAAGGCTATTATTAGTTTGATCACGGATAACGGTCTGCAAATCCTCCATTTGCTCCGGTGTAATCGCCTTTAATTGATGTTTAAGTCCTTTTGGGACGAGTTTTTCCTGCTTTGGAGAGGGCGATTGCAACTTTTTGTTTTTGTGCTCTTTTTTTGCCATGTTTTTTTGCTGTTTTCTTTAAAATTTTAGGTGGATTGTCTTTAAGTTCTTTAAAAGCTTTCTCAACGGACATTTTTCCCCCATTTGCCCTCATTTGTACGACATTTTTCATTAAACTGCTCATGTAATTCGCAGGTGTAAGCCTTCTTTTACGACTTTGTTTCTTTACAAGCTGTTGTAACTGTTGAATTTGTTGTCTTGTAAGCTTTTGTTGTACCATTACCCCTGTCTCCTCTTCAATTCATCACGTGTTATTGCCATTTTTTGTCTGTATTCGGTCATGTCTTCGCTTGATTGTATCTTTTTTTCTGTCAAGTCTCTATCTTGTTTTAATTTTTCCTGATCTAACTGAAATTGCATCATCGACTCTTGTGCTTTACGTTGTATTTCTGCACCGCGAAGCTCAAGTTCTTTATTTTTAAGCTCAACAATAGGATCCTGACCTTGTTGTGTTAAACCTTCTTGTTCCTCTTGCACCATTTTGTTTGTTAAAACTGCAATAATTTGTGCAATTTGATTTTCAGCCTCGTTTTGAATTTGTTGTAATATTTGTGGTGGAACTTGACCACCCATTTGTTGTGCGATTTGCATCAACTGTTGTTGAACAACTGCTTGTATCTGAGCTCTTGCAGCAAGTGAAATGTGTTCTGACACGTGACCTTGTAATATTGCAAGGATTGCAACCTGTGATTTAACTAAAACAGATGAGGCGAAAGATCTATGTGCCTCAATGTGAGCGTCATGATTTTGTTGAATGAAAGCTTGTAGCTGTGCTCCTTTCAGTGCCTTTGCGTTTTCTACACCAGGGTCTTCTGGCATTGGTTGACCAGGAACTGGTAATATGTTTTCAATCTGTTGAACACCTAAAGCCTCATACATTCTTCGATACGCTTCATAAATGTTATGTATCTCAGGTTTACTTTGAGCTAATTGTAACTGCATTTGTGCCATCGTTACCCTTTGTGAAACTGAAAAAATATTTGGATCTGAAACAGGTAAGACATCAACTTTTTGATCAAAGTCCATTGCTTTAACAAAAGCGTCTCCACCTGCAACATTGTATGGATACATAGGTGGTAAGTAAGTTGCAAAAACTTTCGATAATAATTTAAATTCTATTCTTTGAGCATAATGTAATCTTTTATGAATCGCTGACATGACTTTGGTGCCACGCTCTAATAGTGCCATAGTTGTACCAACAGGCATTTCTGTAGAACCGCCCTCTGCTATTTTCATGTCTGCTATGGAGGCAAATCTTCGACCTGCGTCGACGCAGAATCCTAAAAGATTAAATAGCGTTGCAGAAGGCTCCTTGTAAGGAAGAGGTAATAATGAATCTCTTAATATTCCGTTAGGCGCATCAACATCTCTAAACTCTCCTGGTTGTAAAGGTTGATCGTCGTCTCTTATTCTGAAACCACGAGACTTGAACCCAGCAGGTAAATTTGACAATGTTCCTGAATCAAGCAATTGACGAAGAGCAGCAGTTGCAGTTCGTGTAAGACCACCCAACATGTGAATAAGACCAAAGCCATAGAAACCAAGACCGGGTAAGAATTTGTAATGAACAAAATATTGAATTTTTTTCTTAAGCGGATCAGACTTATTATAATTTCTATAAATAGATAATATTTTTCCAGAACCTTCATCGATAGTAACAATATACGGTATTTTAATGCCTGACTCTTCTTCAAAACCTTTTAAGTCTAACAAGACGTGCATCTCTAATAAAGTATAATCTTGATAAGTTTCTTCTTTTTTTGTCCCCTCTAAATCATCATACTTTTCTTGAATGTCATCCTCAGCGTCATAAGGGTTGATTGAAACATCTCTGTAAAATCCAGACACTTGTTGTTTCTTAACTTCATTCTCTGTCATTTTGACGACATGAGTTACTCGCTCTGCGGATTCAAGATCTGATGTCATGTACGGAACTACAAGATCTTCAGCAGCTATAAACTTTGAAACAGCTCTAGCCATGCCTCCGTCATAATAAATTTTTTTAAATGCAGATCCTGCTAACGGTAAATGAAATAACATTTGATCTAACTCAGGATCGTATTCCTCCATTACATCAGAAATGTAATAGTTCATAAAATCTTTTACTCGCTCTGATTGTGCTTCTATTTGTGGAGTGCTTGCTCCGATAATTTGAGTTTTTACTGGACCACCGGCAGGTAATAATTCTTTATAAGACTGCGCTTGAAATTGAACAACGGACTCTGATAACAATGGATGATAAACTCCACTGGCTCCAGCAAAAGGTCTGGTTCTTTCTTCATACTTAAATCCAAGTAAGTCTAAACCTTTAGTATATCCTGTCTCCCATTCTTCACGAGAACTTTTGTCAGTGTTGTAGTCTGATTGCAAATCGTTTGACAGATTTTCTAAATCATTGTCATCTAAAAATTCTGCTAAGTTTGCACCAAAAGAAAGACCCTCTTGCGTTTCCTCCTCTGGATTAACTACGACGCTTCCGTCATCTTCTTCTAAAAATTTTCCCTCAGGTTGTTCACCTTGAAATGTTATTTCTTGTCCAACTTTTTCTATTTGTAATTCCTCAGCTGGATTAATCGCTTTGTCTATATTATCAACCATTTATGACCTCATCTAACGAAAGTAAACTAGAGCTCCATACTTGTCCACCACTTTTACGGCTAACATAATTTTGTAATAAACCCTCGTCTAACTCTTTTGCAGGGTTCTCATAATTCTTACTTTTTAAGTATTCAATTGTTGGAGCTAAATCTATAAAACCCCATCCTTGTTTAACATTTGATATGTATCCACTCCTATCACTAAGTTCGGCTGGATTTACGACATAAGTGTTAAAGAACTCACCTTCATCGTTTTTTGCACCTTGTTCATACAATTTAGGTGGCACAAAATCATCACCATATATTTGTTGACCTAATTTATTAATTTTATTAATTACGTTTGTTGCTGCTTTGTACATTGTATTGTTTTTTGGGTTTTCATCAGAACCATAAAAATTAAGATGACCTTGTGCTCTTTTTTGACTTCTCTCGTCATTGAACTGTGCAAGCGTTGTTGCGGCACTTGAAAAATCTACCCCGTTTGTTGGATTGTTTTGACCACCTAATTGAATTTGAGCGGAGTGCTCACCAGGTATCCATTGAACTTTATCAACACCCGTTCTAATAGAATCTAAAACAAATTGATAAATAGATTCTTCAGCGTAACCTAATGGGCCAGTGGCCACATAAGGTAATGTTTTTGAAACTTTACCCTCTTGGTTCTCTCTACTTATTTTGTCATCACGATATAAATTTTCTAAATACTTATTTAGTTTTTTTGCATACTTAAATAATTCAGCAGCTCTATCATTATTGTTTAAATAATTTTCTACATTTGCCTCTGGTATGTTATCAATCATGGTAGCTTCTTGACCACCAAATCGATCAAAGATTCCCTCTTTAACTATGTCTGAAGAAGCAGGGACAAAGATATCACTTCCTCTTTGAGCAGCAGCAAGTATATCGTTAATGGCACTACTCTCATCTGGTGTAACTTTAAATATTCTTTTAAAATTTATGAGATCATTGTTTGCAAAATCTGTAAGCTCTTGTCGTATTCTATCTTGTTGAATTTTTATACTAGGATCGTAGTATTGATTCTCTCTACGTATCAAACCTTCATCATCAGATTGAACTTCAACAAGCGTATTATATTTCACACCACTAGGGTCTTTTAATACACCTGTTCTATAATGAAAGGTGTCATGACTTTTAGTATCTGTCCAAGAGCCATCAAAGTGTGTGCTGGCTTTTCCAGACTCACCTAAAGCTCCCTCTCTCATAGCTACAGTTATTCCTTGAACGTCATAGTTTTCTAAACCCGCTGGTCCTGTCGTTCTATAACTTGGCCCTGTTCTTTCTAAGAAAGATAATAAATTTTGATCTTGTGCATCGCCAGACGCTGGCACTTCTAAGTTTTGATCAATTATTTGATTTAAAGTGTCAAACTGTTTTTCAAATGATTTAAATAACATAACGTCTCTGTACGCTGAGTTGTACTGAGGGTCATTAATTCCTTTTTGAAGTGTTGCCGAATCTTGTATGAATTTTTGTTGAAGCGCCTCATAACTCATGCCAAAATTTTTCTGTGCTTTTTGATTTCTAAAGTTTGCTGCCATCTCTTTAAAATTTTGATTAGCCGCACTTATCAGCTGAATGTATTTTTCGTTGCTCATTTCATTTTCAAGAAATTGTTGATTAGTTAATTCTAAAATTTCAGCTATGTCATCCTGCATGGGTTTAAGAACACTTTCTCTTAAAAAACGTCTGTCATACAAATTAGTTAATTGATCATTGAACTCTCCTAAACTTTTCATGTATAACTGTACATTACTCAGTCTATTCTCATCATCTCTTGCGTATCTTACTTTTGTAACCTGAGAGTCAAGACCAGGGTTATTTAAAATATCAACGAGTTCTTGTTTAGTAAAAACTCTATCTTTGTTTCCTAAAAGAATGGACTCAAGCCCGGACTCTTTTAATTCAGCAGCAGAAAGAAAATCACCAAAGGGTGTGTTTTCATATAAACTCTTTGCCTGTCTAAGATCAGTGTAAAGTTCTCCTGCATTTTTTTGAAAGTCATCCGGTAATAAATTAATGTAAGCTTTTAGGGCAGATACACGCCTTCTATCCTTATCAATCTCATAACTTTTTTCTCCTGTAAAATCTACTCTACCTGCCTCAAAAAAATCATTGAGGTCATAAATCGTGCCCATAAATTCAAACTGAGATGTTTTCTTATCTTGAGGCTCGAATGATTTTATGTATTGAGTGATCACATCAGTTATCTGTGGCCCGTATGTTCTAACCGCTCTGTCTACTAAAAAGTCCTTAACTATCTTTATAGGGTGTAGTTTTGTAAATTTTTTAAAAAGAGCCTTATCTCTTGCAATTTGATCTTTGTTCTTTTTTCGAAACTCATCTATATTTTTTTGATCGGAGTTTACAAAGTCTCGGATTGTATCAATAAAACTATTCGCCTCTGATTCACTAACTCCGTCTAGACGAGAGGCTGCTGCGTCCTCTGCCGTCTTGGCTGCACCTTCTATGTCCTCTCCAATTGTTTCTTGTTCCGATGTCCGTGATTCAGGTCTCGTTTCTAAAAAGCTGACAATGTCTTTTAGTCTGTCAAATATTGACATTAGTAATATTCCTCAGAGCTGTAGTTAATCGGTTCATCCTCAAAGTCATCAGCCAACTCAATCCAACGACCTTGTCTAAATCTCATTAATGCTTGTGTCATGGAGTCAACTAAGTCGTCGTGCTCACCATATGGAAAGGCGGCACACTCTTCGATTACCTCTTCTGCCCAGACTTCATCTGGAGCCCACACTACACCGGACTGAAATAACGGTGCTACAGCATTAACTCTGCTCAACTTATCATTGCCTTTAGAAGGTGTAAAGTTGATAACAGGAATACCACGCATACGAAGTTCTTGCGTTAATGGCATACCCGTGGCTTTTGCTTCAATGACCACGGACTCCGGTTCCCAATACTTGTAGCTGTCATATGCAATCTCTTTCATCTCAGGAAAGTCCCACCTGCCTTTTTTCATATCAAGCAAAATTATATTAGGTGTTTTTTCGTCAGGCATGAAGATACCCCACGTAGTGATAGCGGAGTAGTCGGCGGTTTCTTTTTTACTAAATGCAGTATCATAAGATTGTATCACGTGCATTAGACCAGGCATCTGTGACTTCTCCCACGTTTGCCACCACTCTCTTTTGATGATAGCTCCTTCTTCTGCT